CACGCAAGAATGCGGCCTTCCCATATCCGCCGCAAATCCAAACCCGTGAACCATCTTTTGGCGTGCCAGTAAACAGCAGAAAATCACACGCTTGCTTTTCGGTGTACGCAAAAATCGAAACGTCGTAGTGATCTTTCGGGGGAAAGGATAAAACCTTGTTCTTCACATCCACCTTTAGACCCCACCATGCTTTGAAGTCGTGATCATAGTCTCGCACCATTTCGCCGCGCACATATTCGCAGGTGACAATCTCAGCAAGTGACGCATGAGCATCTCTTTCCCCGCGCATCATGGACCCCGCATAATTCATTTGCGCGGCCTGTTCCTTAGCGGCAAACCTTTGCTCTGCAGATGTTAAAACCTCAATCATAACCTGACTAATATTCCTCAGCTAATAATTAATATTCCCTATAGGGAAATATTAATATTATTAGTTTATAGCTGTGAACTAATATTACACTAATATTTACTAATATTTTTTTCACAGCGTATTGATTTCATTATATTTTCCATATTAGCCCTAGTCAAACAGATCAGACACGCGCCCATTCTTATCGGTGAACCATATTTTGCCCTCATTAATAGCTATTATCCCATTTTTAAGCAATGCATTCGCAGTCTGTTTGTAAGTCTGCGTTGGATTAGTCGCGCCCACAAGCCGACCCTTAAAGTGATCTTTTATAGCTTCCTCATCAATGCACCAGAATTTTCTTGGCTCAGGCCATCCTGCCCCTGCAGGGTTTGGCCCACCTACGCCTTCGCCGCGCAATTGGTAAAACACTTCCTTGAACGTCGTTTGATTGCCGCTCTTGACTTGCGCCTTTTTCGCCTCATGCATTTCATCATCAGTTGCCGCGCGGACAGTACATGTCGTGATTGGGTCACCGTCTTCATCTTCGCCCATGTTCTGCGCTTCTAGGATAAAGTTAAACGTGCGCCCAGTTTCCATGTCACGCTGCTTTGTTGTCAACGCCGTGCGAACGCCGTTATCTTGGTCATGCGTCAATTCGATTTCTGTATCTGCCGCCGCCTTTAAGCTTGACGCGCCACGCACCCCGCGAGATTGGTCTTTGCCGCTATGCGCAACCATGATCACATGCACACCTGTCTCTTGCCGCAATTTATCGATATTAGCCACGAATTGCGCCATTTCGCTGTTGTCCGATTCGTTAAGTTGACCTTGCGTTGCTCTGCTAATTGTGTCCACCACCAACACCCTGACCTTTCCGTGTTTCTTGGATATTTCCGCGATTAATGCTCGAATTGTGTTCATGTCTTCTTCTGAATTAAACATGTTGATGGGCGCGGCCCTGATTGCGAATTTAACGTCTTTGTAATCTGGATATTTTTGCTTCAATGCCGCGATCCGCGCTTGCCATGATAGACCGCCTTCGGTTTGCAGATATAAGACAGAGCCACCGCGCACTTTGTTTCCATTCCAAGGTTTATTTGCGGCGATGTGATAGCATAAATCTTGCACGAAAAACGTCTTACCCACGTTTGACGCGCCGTAAATGATTGACATACTGTCTTCGCTCAACCAGTTTTTAACGATATAATTTGCCGCCGTTGAGACGATTACGTCATCGGGGAATGATACTTGATCTAGGATAGATTGCGGCTGCAATTCCTTTTTGACGTGTTCTGGGCCTCTCGCAATCCATACGTCGTTCCAGTCTAAGCCCTCGGATTTGGGGAATATGCTTTCCACGCCATGCTCTGCGAATGCACGTTCTGCGGCCTTTATTCCTGCAGGGTCGTTATCCCCTGCGATCAGGAATTGCGCCTCTGGTTTAGCTTCGCGTAGTGACGTTATAACGTCTGTTATATTGCTTGCGTTTAGACAATGCACTGCGGGTTTGCCCGTGGCCTCATGGACGCTTGCGGCGGTAGCAAAACCTTCGCAGAGATAGGCAAAATCCTTGATTGGGCCACCGATAACGTGAAAGCATCCCTTGTATTCTAGGCCATAGTTGAATTTTTTCTTTCCATCAGGTTCGATGAATTGTGTGCCAACGCGCTTGCCTTTGTTGTTGATGATTGGGATTTGCAGGTCAGGGCCATCTATAATCGCGCTGTGTTGTTTGATTCGCTTTCTGGCGAGATAATCATTTTCCTGCGTCACCTCTGGGAAATCGTAAACCTTGGGTTCAGTTTGATTTTTAGGCGGATTAAATTCTGGATAAACCCCGTCGCTACGCATTATGTCAATTATCCTTTTCCAGTCCGAGCATTGCCGACAGTTTACCTTTACGTCACCTTGAAAATTGCTAATCCAGAACCGATCTTTGCCGCCGCAATTCGGACAAGCCCCGTGATATTCATTGCTAATTTTTTTTAGATTGTACTGCGCAATGATTTGGTGCGCGTATGTTTCCCAAGATGCTGTGCCACTATTGCCATCGAACACATTATGTTGTACCATTTATTCGAGCCTTCCGTCATTGGTTTGTCTCATTTTTGCCTCATAAGCTTACTGCTCCCCATGTAAGCATACTGCCCCGCACTTATCATGCGGGGCATTTTTTATCTGATATCAGAATGGTATTTCATCGTCGAAAGCCATAGCAGGGGCAGGCTTTGGCGTAGCAGATGGTAGACCGAATGGATCGCTTTCTGCTGACCGTGTTTCACCTGTAAAGCCAGATGTTTCGCTGAATGGATCGTTTGAGCCACCCTGCATTTCTGCTAATTCTAGCACCTGAACCCCCTTTAGTCTGAACGATACGCCACTGACTGCGCCTGTGTTGTATGCGAACAGAACACCCCACACATTGCACTTGCTGCCAGATGTTAGCATAAAGTCTGTCGGCAAGTCTTTACGCTGCGCATCTTTTTGCATGGGTGGCCGTGTTTTTTCCTCGCCATAAGCACCTTTGAGCTTTGCCTTTACTATGAAAGGCTGTCCTTCCTCGCCTGGCTCTCGGTATGGCAGGTATTGCGGTTTCTCTTTCCATTTGCGTTTTGTGTCCTTTTCAGCCGCAGCTTTATAGACTTCCATGCAACGCTTGTGCAATTCAATCGCACCCGCCTTGTCTAATTCAAAGCTTAATTCATATGCCGCGCCATCGTCGGTTGGTTGGCAAGGTACGGTTTTATTTTCAACGCTGTCGAAACGGTATGTTCTATTGATACGCGGATAGCGAACAGTTACGTCGTTAAAGATTTCGCCTTGATCTGTGATTTTCATAGGTTTTGCCTTTCTTAGAATGGGTGGCTGTCGTCGCTTGACAGCCAAGATGGTAGGTGAACAGTATTAACGCCCGTCCAACCCGTGTCAAACTTGCCGCTTTCTCTAGCTTCCGCAAGTTTATGCATTGCCTCATACATCTTGTTTTCAGAATATTTGAGGTACAATTCAGATAATTCGTGTAGCACCGTGATGCCTGTGTCACTGTCAACCGCCGCGAATATAAATCTTTCGCAGGGGATTTTGGCACAGCGTAAGGCGTTCATGTAAAATGCCGCCTGTACGCTGTACAAGTATTTGTTGATCTGTCGCGGAAACCCCTCTGGGCTTGCGTCAACAGTTGTCTTTACGTCAAGCACGATTGCTTTGCCGCCCTTCCTTCTTGGCATCAGCAACCCGTCTGGCCTTACCTTGATCGGCAAGCCCGTCACGTCGCATTCTGTGAATATGCTTGCCTCTGCCACAAAGTTTGGTTGCTGCACAAATTTAAGTAAATCTGGGCATGTCTCAAATGCGGCACTGGCGATGGATTGGTATTCTTCTAATTCATCAGGTTTGACGATGATCTTCCCCGCCTTATCCGCTGCAGCCTTAGCTTTATCCCAATCCTTACCGCGACGAATGCCATCATACGTTGCGATTAGGTCTTTCTCAGGCTCTAAGATCAGCGCATGAATACATGTGCCTTTTAGCATTGCAGGAGTTTCTTTGCGTGGCCTTGCTTGCTTCAATGCCCAATGTAGGGTGCTTGTCTTGGCCACTTCCTTCACGTCGCTTGAGCTAATGTGCGGATGCAGCTTCTTGTCGTGATATTCCTCATTGGACATTTCGTAGTCAATGTGTGTCATTTTGTTCTTCCAATACACCTAATAGCTTCCTCGATAAACTTAACGCGCACATTTTCTGGCACCTCTACATGTATAGTTTTGCCGCTTTTAAAGTTTATTTCAAACACCTCATTTTGCCCGTATGTAGTATTTGTCGATCCCGCGCTTTCAATATTGTTCATGTGAAAAAAAAGATAAGGCTCCTCACTTGCGGTCCATGTCCCTATGTTTGTTGAAGCCACACATTGCAGTGACCAAAGGTAAGTTTTATTTTCTGGGTCTTTATTTTTCATCCCAATTCTCCTCTAATTTCTGGTACATCTGTGCAAGTTTTGCCTCTTGCTTGTCAATTTCAACTAGAGGGGCAAGCATTTCTTGGACTTTTTGCAATGCCTCTTGTGCATCTTTGTATTCTCCAGATAATGCAGACATTTTTGCTAGAACGTCTTTATGTGTGATTTTTGATCTTACCTCATTCATTTATTTTCTTCCTATACAGAAACTCTTGTTCTGGCCCCCAAGAGCCGTTGCCAGTCCAGCCATTGATGATTTTTTCCCGCAACTCCTCTTGCGCATGTCTAATCTCGCTAAGCGCTTTCTGGCCAATCCCGTGAACGCTCAAAATCTCATCATCAGATGCACTAATCAGATCGTTCATTGTTCTAAACGGCGACATCTTAAATATTATGTCTTTCAGACAATTTCGTATGTTTAAGTATTCAATGATGCTGTTTTGATCGGTAAAAGCGCTAATGTGGTCAACTTCTGTTTTGTGAGTTTCCCTGTTTTTATCCAAGTGCTTTTCGTACTTTATGCACTCCTCTTTCACCTTCTTAAATGCGTCTTGAATGCCGATCAGGTATTCTTGCTCATCGTACAGCGATTGGATTTGAGCGCTGATTTCATTCAGCCTATGTTGCACATCTTCATGCGTTAGTCGTATCATCCCAATTCTCCCTTGCGATGTATGTGAAGGCTTCCCAATCCATGCGGACAAGTTCGCCATGCTCTGCGCCATCACCCATGATGTGTGCGAGGCGCATCACGACTGTGATAGGCTGTCTGTCGTACTTATAGATAAGCACGGGTTCTTTTCCTGCGGCATTAGCTGCCTTTTCAACTTGCCGCCACCAATCCATTTGAAAGGTGAAATGCTTACCGCCGTAACGTTTGCATTCAATTACATACGGCCAACTTTCGTTGTCGGTTATTATGTCACCATGGTCTGCTGCGCGATACTGTTCTATGTCCCGCTTTGCCTTTAAGCCAAGGTCATCATGCAACATGTTGGCAATAGTTCTCTCGAAACTTGCACCTTTATTGCGAGAATTTACCATCAGTCAGCCTTTGGTTTTTCTACATTTATGCCGCGCTTTTCTAAATATTCGCGGATCGCTTCCTCTGCCTGAACGCTTTTACTGATTCGGGTGCGATCTTTCAGGACATCCATCGCCGCATGTACTTCTTCACGCAATCGAATAACTGTCGCTCTTGTTTCTGCCATTTTATTTCCTTTCAAGATTATTTTTTGTATTGACTTGGTATCTTTTAGCAATTATTATGGTATCAGTCAATAGCAAATGAGGTAAAAAAATGACGCAAACAAAATTAATATCAGATTTGGCACGCGAAATGATCGGAGTGGACTTTGAAAAAATCGTTCTTAACAAAGATCAAATGGCAGCAATTATAAATATATGCAGATCAATAATTGCTGCAAAAAGCCAATGCCCAGAAGATGAAGAACTTTTCTGGGAAGATTTGGGCGTATTGCTGGATGGCTACTTTGATCAAAGCCAAGAGCCTAAGCGGATAGCTAAAAATAATGGGGGCATCTCAAAATGACAAAACTTAAATATGATGAATACAACAAAGCCGCTCTTGAGTTAGAGGCCGCCGTTGATACGCTACGTATATACGCCCGTATATCCGCAGATAAAAATGTCAGCGAACTGGCAGAGGAAGCGTTCAAGCGTCTGCGTCGATTGGATGAGGTTCACAATGTGGTCATCAATTCTAACTGATTTCATATATCAAATGCATGGCGTTCAGGTCATCTGGAAGCCATCAACACCAAATGAGGAGCCACCGTTTTGAAACGACAAGATATATTAGACACAGCAAAGAACATCATCACCAATGACCGTGCGGCAACGCACGGCGGGGCAGAGGATAGCTTTGGCACAATTGCGGCTATGTGGTCAGCATACTTGGGCGTGAGCATTACGCAGCATGACGTGTGCGCCATGATGGTTCTGTTGAAAGTTGCGCGGATCAAGGGGAATGCGAAGCATTTAGATTCGTGGATCGACATCGCAGGATATTCAGCTATCGGCGGTGAAATTAGTCAAGGCGATTGATGGAGAGTATCGCGCCGTAATTTAACGTAAAAAGGGAAGAACAATGAACGATTACCTAAGCATTGAAGCACTAAACTCAATCAAGGCAGACATGGAACGCAGTAAAGCTTCCAAGGAAGCGGAAATCTCGCAGATGCCGAAAGGCGTTCGTAACAGCTCAATATCAACCGACATCGCGTATCTGCAGATGGACATTCAGCGTTTGAATCAGTCAATCGTTGAAATTGAGGAAATCATCACAGGGAGAATGTCAGACGATGGCTAAGTGGAACCTAGAACCCGCAACGCTCATGGATGCGTCCAAGACCGATGCGGTTCATAAGATAACTAAGCGTATGCGGCGAAAGCTAGAAATCATGCGCATGGATCAGAAAGCGTCTGGATCAACGCGATACCATGACACAGATGAAATGCTAACACTTCTTGATTTGTTGGAGCGTCACCTTGGACCGAAGAATGATTAATATCCCTGAAACTTTTGCTCGCATGTATAACCGTGCGCCAACAGAGGATGACATTGGCATGCTGATGAAAATGAAAGCAGAGCAGGACGCATTCAAGAATAAGGCAATCACGCCGCGTGAGGGTGACTTGGTTCACTCAAAGAAGGCCCAAGAGCGCGCAAAGATATCTGCGGCAAAGCGTGACAAGAATGGATCAGTGGCAGTGCCGCAGCGCACTTGCACGATAAACAAGCTAATCATGTTTGGCCTGTCAACTGGCCAGATTGCAGATGCCTTGTTCATGAAGTTTGAAGCTGTTGAAAGCGACATTGAGAAATACAAATTGCCGCGCCAAAACCTTCGCAAGAAAAAATAGGTGACCCATGATAAACAAGTTTACGCCTAAAAATGAAAGTATCATTGCAAAGTACATGCCTAAGTTTGCGCAGATAGAAAACGAGCGTGCGGCAAAGACTTGGGGTGCGGATATTCCAACGCAAAAAACGCAGAACGGCGGACGCGAGGCTAAAGATGTCACGGTTCAACAGCGTGCGCAGATTGTGCTAAGGTTTAAGGCAGGTCAATCACTGAATAAGATCATTGAGAAATTGGATATATCAAAATATGCAGTGGCACGGGTCTTGGCGCAGGAAGGGCTGAAAGAGTTTCCTGAAAAAGAAATGCCGCGCAAGGCACGTCTGATATCTCAAATGCTTCAAGAGGGCATGTCGCAGACTGCAATTTCGCGTGAATTGGGAATATCTCGACAGGCCGTAAAGGATTGGATCGTTCGGTATGGATTGGGTAGGCGGTGATGCGCAAGGCCGTGCTAATCACAACACAATTTTAACGCCATTCCTTTCAGTAAAAAGATGAGGTTAAGGAGACCTTGCACAATGGAGATTAAGATGGACAACACAAAAGATCAACTGGAAATCTTGCAGCGCGATTACGACGGACTACTAGATCGTCACGCTCGGCTGCGGCAGCACATGATCGACACGGTGAAGGACGTTGAGGAAATCGAGCGTCTGGCATCAATCAGAGTGCAAATATTTGGACTTGCCATGTTTGCGATTGGCATTGGCCTGTCGGCTTTTGTCTATGGGGTGTTCTTAGCGTGAGGAAGAATGATGAACAAAATCAACCTTATCCACGGCGATTGCTTAGAGGCGATGAAGCTGATCCCAGATGGGTCTGTTGACATGGTGTTGGCCGATCCACCTTATGGCACCACGCAATGCAAATGGGACAGCGTTATTCCATTTGAGCCGATGTGGGAACAGTTGAAGCGGGTAACGAAAAAGAATGGTGCGATTGTGATGACAGCAAGCCAGCCGTTTACGTCTGCTTTGATTATGTCGAATGTGAAGATGTTTAAGTATTGCTGGGTTTGGGAAAAGTCAAAGTCAACGAATTTTCTTAATGCAAAAAAGCAGCCATTGCGTAAGCATGAAGATATTTGCGTCTTTTACAGAAAGCAGCCTACTTACAATCCACAAATGACACTAGGGCAGCCTTACGATAAGGGAGTAAGGAAGGATCAGCTTTCTGGAAGTTATGGTGACTTCAAGCCCAAACATGTGAGGAGTGATGGTGAGCGTTATCCTACAGATGTATTTTATTTCAAAACTGCAGAGAGCGAGGGTAGAGTTTGGCATCCGACACAAAAGCCAATAGCCCTGATGGAATACCTAATCAAAACTTACACAAATGAAGGCGAAGCAGTCTTAGATTTCACAATGGGTAGCGGCACAACTGGCGTTGCAGCTAAGAACCTAAACCGTAAATTCATTGGTATTGAATTGGATGACGATTATTTCAACATTGCCAAGGAAAGGATAGAAAATTCGTGAGGGGCCGCAACATTAAGGAGAAGAATGATGACAACTTATGAAGAAAAATACTGCGAAAACTGCCTTGAACTCCATACAGAGGACAAGTGCAAGGGAAAGCAAGAAAAGCACCCATGCCCATATTCTGAGGAAATCTCGGCGCGTGTTATTTATTGCGACTGCTGTGACTTCCAGTATGGGGAATGCTGCAGTGAAATATAGATAGCAGAAGACAACGGTAAGTCGTGAGCGGCGCGAGTTAAAGATCATCAGGCTGTAACTCAGTTTTTAGCGTGCGTCCAACCAGTCGCCCGTGCAGCCCCGTGATGTTTTGCTGCCGTGGTTATGTGTTGTAGCGGAAACGCCCCTCGACGTTCTTTTTATCAAATCATAAAGTATCCGCAAGCACATCCAAACAAAAAAGCAAGCTGTCATGTTCAGCTTGCTCTGTGAATTTTTGACGATGTATGCGCAACGTTTTAGCACTGAATTGCTGCAGCGTGTAATATAAGATACGCTCTTGATCTAGTGCAACGAGGGCATAAAAATCCGCATTGGTTCCTTTACAGCAAAACATGTATTTTTGCCCACTGATCGGGCCGCGTTTTTTATATTCTGACACGGTCTTGACTTGTATTGTTCGCAGCGATCCATCTTGCAGCTTCACCCATATGTCATCGGAGTAACTGTCAGAGTGTACAGCGTAGTACCCCAGTGCGGACAGGCGGGACATTACTAAAAACTCACCCGCCCGTCCAACGTCAATGTGCGACTTTTTCATTCAGATTATGCGCTCAACCAGCCATAAATCTTTTGCGTCTGCGCAATTCGATCATCCAATCCATGATAACCGCCATTCACACGCTTAGTGATTGCCTTGATGTTGTCAGTTCCGATGCCATTGTCTGCCATCCGAAATAATCCGTTTTTATCAAAGAACCAATATGCGCTCTCAAAAGCGTATTCTGTTTCCACCAATGATGGATCGTCCATCACCTCTGGCACACGCATGTCAGACGCAAAGGATCGGTAACTATCTCTAAAGGTCAACTGGATAAATCCGCGACCGCGCCACTTATAACCTTCGCCATTATTACCACCGCGACCGCCGTAAACCTTGTCAGCCAATGCCTGTGGGTTTTTTGCATATGGCTCTGCGTCGGCAATCGTCTCAAATCGTGATGGCCAGATTGCCTGTATGCGCTCAGGAGTGCTGTAATACAGGTTTTCCTTGGTGATGGTAAATCCTGCGCTTTCATGTGACGCTTGGCCAAGTAGGTGCGCTGCACGGTTTGGCGATAGGTCATAGTGCTTTGCAATGGCGCGTGCCGTATTTGGCCCGAACGCACCGTCAGCCGTAACACCGCATCGCTCCTGCAGCTTCTTCATTGCCTCGCTCATTTTTTCTTACCTTTTGCGGTTTTAGCTGCCGCCTTAAAAGCCTTACTTGTTGGCGCACCTTTGGAGCCAACTTTGCGCATCTTCTCGCCAGAGCCTTCGGCGATCCGTTTACGCTTCGCGTGGATGTTTGCGTATAATCCTTTAGGCACTACCATTTCTCCTTTGCAGCCCAATATGCCGCAGACATTTTGCCTTTAGCAATATTCTTGGCGTGTCTGGCTTTGAATGCTTTATTTCTGGCCGTGCCTTCTGGCGAACCTTTGACACCTTGTTGACCAAAGCGGATCGTCTTTACCTGATCGCCCTCTTTAGCAACAACAACGTGAGACTTTGTTTTGTGGCTTGGCGTGCGCTTTGGCTTATTGAAGCCAGATACGCCAGCGCGTTCTAATCTTGGGTCTTTGGCCATTACTTTTTCCCCCCAAAGAATTTAGTGGCAGACCGAATGCCGAAAGACGCAGCAACGATCACACCCAGTGTGTACTGATACCAGTCAGGCATACTTTCCAATGCAGCGAAGCCATCCTCAGTTATCTTGCGGCCCCACTCTCCCATGAAGCTGAGACATAATGGAATACTGAACAAAATTGTTAGCCATTCATCTTTCCAACTGTTCTGCGAGCCTTGCGCCATGATGCGTTCCCAATCAGCCTCAGATGTTGCTGCCGATTTCATTATAGTTGCCTTGGCTTCTGCCTCGACTAGCTTTAGATTAGCAGCCGCAGCTTGTGCATCTGCCTTGCCTTTGAGCCAACCACCCGCTAACTCAGTTAATGGGCCTATTAATGCCTGTATCATTTCGTAGCCTCCATTGCATTGAAGCCAAAGTAAGCAGCCACCACACCAGAGGCAGCGACAACATACACCGTGGCTATGTCTGCAATCAATCCCGCAGCGTCACTGTAGCCCATCAGAGAGGCCATCAGAATAGCGAAAGGGTAGGCCAACATGCCAGACAGCGCAAACCAAGTCATGCGCCTCTGTGCATCTCGTTTGGCATCCGCATCTTCCATCTTACGCCGACGATCCTCGAGCATTATTTCGCGCTCGTCTGGGTCTATCTTTCCGTTTCCGTTTAGATCGTATTCGCTCATTGTAAAACTCCGCTATAGGTTTGCTTGACGTGATTATAACGATTTTACCGTTTTTGTCCAAAACAACGTATTTCACCACTTTTCCATGTAGACGCCTAAATAATATATGCTCACCACAACAGTGGTAATGGCCAAGATTATTCCCGTTGCAACTTGTATCTGTTCAAGCATTTCTTCGCGCCGCAAGGCCGCAGCTTTTTTGGCGGCAGCGCGTTGCCTTCTAGCTTCAGCTTGCCATTGCTGCCAGCGATCCCACTGCCCTGGTCTTGTCTCGCGGATATAATTCTCTAGCTCTTTGCGTTGCTCACGCAGCTTTTCTAATGCTTGGAACTCTTCCCAGTCACCTTCTTCGCCGCCAGCTATAGCGGTCAACGGGCTGTTCTTCTTTTTCTGAAGTGCTTCTTTTACATCTTCTTCAGCATTCAAGAACTTACCGACAGCACCAATAATACCAGCACCTTCACGGCCTTGGTTAATGGCGGTCTTGATGACTTCGTAGGCGGCAGACGCGGCGGCTATGCTTTCAAGGATAGGCATTACACGAACCTTAGCGTCGCATCACAAGATGATTGGATTGGTATCCTGCGTACAAAATCATAGCGGTTCCGATCCCTCATATTGCAGTCATAGAAGCAGGCTCTATAAAAACCCACATCAGGTGCATAGCCCAATATTATGAGGGCCAGCACACACATTTATTTTCTCAGTGCTTGCTCAATCGTATCAAGCTTCATGAATATGGCCTTGATGGTCTCTTTCATTTCTTTAAGTTCACGATCATGCGCTAATTTAGTTCCTTCATGCTGCGCTTTGAGCACAGCAATGTCAGTGTGGTGATCACTTTGACGCTGATAAATTATCCACACAAAAGCCGCCATAGGCAAGACAACCCATTGGATCACGGCGTTTACTACGTCAAAGTTAATGTCCATTACCACTTGCCTTCCCAAACCCGAAGTTTTTGAAATTCGTTACTCATCAACTTCTTTTTTATCACATCTTTAACGGCTTGGGTATCCGTCCATTTAACACCTGCTTCTTTTAGCCAAAGGTCAACGAACGCCATGTCAATTTCAGCAGCAAGCTTGTAATCGGAGCCAAATGCGTTTGGTGAATGTTGGCGAGCATATTCCGCATCAAGAAGCATTTGATTGGCATCATACGTTCTCTTGATGATCATCTGATCATCTGCGTTAAACGTAATGTTTTCGCTGATCTTAGTTGATAAGTTTGACATCTTTTTTAACCGAGGCTTTCCGCTTAATTGGCGCTTTCTTTGGCTCCGCGATTGGTGTCTCTATTGGCAACTCTGGCAAAATCTCAATAGCCAATGGCTTCATTTTAGCTATTTTAGCTACTTCTGCATCTGGAAGGTCAACAATGTCACCGTTCTTGATCATACCGATGCTTGTTGCCATGCTGCGATATTTGCAAATAATTTTCATTACTTTCTCCAAGAAGTAAGGGAAAGGGGCGGTTTCCCGCCCCTTAGCATAACGCTATAACGTTATGATGTTGTGTTGTCGGCGATGATGCCAGACGCCGCTTCATTTTTACAGACCAGTGTAAGTTCTGTAACAACTTGGCGGGTTGTGTTGTCGCCTGTTTTTGCCAACGCTACGTTTTTGGTTGGACGCAGTGTTGCAACTTGCCACATGTCATCTTGCATGATGAACACGTCACGAGAACGGTTCTCGCGAGATGGCATGAACTCAACAGTACCCCAAGGTGTGACATAAACCGCCAAGGATTTTACCACACGCTCGTCACCTGCTTGTACAGATGAACGCTGGTTGTTGTTGCCTGTGAAGCTCAACGCTTTGTTCATTTGGAACGCTGACAGATAAACTGTGTCTGGCTTGCCGCCGTTTTCCCAGATTGACTGCATTACTGTGTCAAACTTTGTTTGGGAGAACGCTGTTGGCGTACCATCGTCTGTACGAGCATCAGTACCGTCGCCTGTTGGGTTCGCACCAGAGTTACCTGATTGGAAATCAACGTTGCTGATCAACCATGCTGGTGCGCCAGCTAGTTCACGCGCAGTTGATGCGTTACCAGCAACGCGAGCGTTGTTGTCAAACAGAGCTTTTTCAATATCCATCAGTTAGTGAGTAGCTCTTTATCTACTCTCTCCAACTTTCGTTGGAGTGTCGGACTATATCTTCATCCCAGTAGGATGTCGCGCACTCGTGGGCCTTTACTGACTGTTCTAGTCTCCATGGCCTAGTCTCTGAACCTTACCACCGTCCCCGATGGTCTTGGCTGCTGATTAGCATGACGGTTGCTCTTTTTCCGCTTTAGCCTTCCAGCAATTCACGCGATTATCTCTCATAGGTTGCCCTATGGAGGCTCAATGCAACTTAAGCTTTTGCTCTTTAGCTATCTTTAAGGTCTGGTATGCAATCTCCTTTGCGCGACCTGCTTTATCCAAACCTTCGTCTGTGTCAGGAACTACAACCGCATTTTTAAAAATTTGAGTGTAGTTACCTAAGCGTGTGGTGGATGTGCGTGCATTCGCTGTGGTTGCATCGCCTTCAATGTGTGCGTTTGCAGCAGATGCGCGTAGCGAATCTGTTTGCCACTCATGGTAGGTGTTGCGTGCAGTTGCTTTGCCAGATTTTGTGAAAAATGGCGTTTCTTCTGGCGAGATCATGGTGATGTAATCTGCCAAGTCCTCACGGATACCTACGGCATCGTATGAGTCAAAAGTGTTGGTTGGTTGTGCCATTGGATAGGCTCCTTATACTAAAGTTTAGGGTTTACGAGAAACGCCGCCATTGCGCTCATGTCACCACGGGCGAATACTTGTTTCTCCTGCTTTTTGCGAGTTGCAGCCCCACCGTCCTGTGGCTTTTTAGTACCAGCTTTGATCATGGGTTTGGCAGTAACTGCCTTTTTGTCCACGTTTTTGCGGTTCTCCATAGCCTTGCGATAGCGAATAGCATCACGCAAAACCTCAAGTTCAACCGCAGTTTTCACATTACCAAGCATCTCTTGAGACACTCCGTAATATTGCTGCGCACCAGTAGAAATATCCTGTACGAACTTTGCCGACTTATTAGGGTCAGCAATCTCTGGGATACGCTCTTGTAGCAGTCGCATTTGCTGATTGCGGAATGCAGCATCTTGCTGTGCCTTCATCTGCTGTGCCACTGCCATCTTCTGGTTAAACTCCTGCACCTCACGATTATACGCTTTCTCTAGCTGCATATAGCCGATTGGGTCAGTCTCCAATAAATCCTCAGATGGAGGAGTTGGTGGAGTTAAGCCGCCTTGTTGTAGCTGGTTAAAATAGTCCAGAACAGCTTGTTGCTGCTGAGCTAACTGCGCCTCACGCTCTTGAAGCTGTTTTGCAGCCTCAGCGTTCTCACGCATTTTTTGCTGAATATAGCCCTGACCCGCAGCAGATTGCTTTAGTTGCGAAAGGGTCCAGCGCTCTTGCTTGCCATCAATTGTAACGTCAAACAAGGACTCGCTGTCATCATCAACGGCCTCTACATCGTCAGTATATTCAGTTGCATCTTCTATATCAATGTCGTCAGATGCTTCGACATCATCCTCATATTCTTCACCGTCATCAGATAGTTGGTGTTCAGCGTCCTGATTTTCATCAACTACTTCTTCTTGTGCGTCACTTGGATTCAAGAGGGATGGATCAAGCAGTCCCTCAACTGCATTTTCTAAGCTAGTCGTATTCACGGTCCTAGTTCCTTTGTTTGCGATCTAACATAGTTTCAGCAGCTATTGCTGCGTTTAACTGCATTTCGATCTGGTCCAATGCACGCAAAACTGCGTGCGCTTCTTCACGGCTGTCGATATCTTCAGCCGCGCTATTCATGAATATGCTGATCTGCAATTCACGAACACTCTGTACGAACTGCTTAAATGCAGTGTCGTTTCTTAACCGTTTGGCTTCATCAGCCTGTATGCGAATACTTGTTGTCATTGTTGACCTGTCATTAAGTTCATCATTGCTGCGTTATGCTCACGCTCACGATCTTGCTCAGCTTTGATGCGTGCGGTGTCCACAGTTGCGCCATATTGACCGTAAATCTTGGCCGCATCAACCATCAAGTCTTGCGCCATCTGGTCACGATACAAGTCGTCATTCATGCCCATCTCGTGCATCTTACGTTGATGCTCAAGCTGCGCCTTAGTCATATCAACTTGCGCCTTAGTTTGTGCCTTCATCGCTTCAGTCTGCATAAGCATTTGCGTTGGGTCTGGCATTGGTGGCTGCATTTGCGCTGCTTGCTGCTGCTGAATCAGCATTTGTTGCTCAATCTCTGGTGTCATTGGCGCAAAATAACGTTCCGCGTTACGAATGCCAGACGCCGCAAGAATGTCAGCCAATGAGTTGCGAATGTTGGTCAGCGAAACAACGCCGTTCATTGGGCCGTATTGTGCATATACTTGCTGCTGAACTTGGAAGATTTGCTGTAAAGCCATCATCTTTTCTTCTTCACGGCCAGTGCCAAGCCCGACGTTGATACTCACATCCATGTCAACTTTCCAAACGCGCGGATCGACCTGAACGAACTGGCCATTCATCTGCATCATTTGTTCTTCGTCTGTGTGCTTAATTGCCGTGCGCAGCATGATGCCGAAAAGGTCACGCATACCTACAGCCAAGTTGCGCACCATAACCTCAACCTGACCTGCAGCGGCTTGGATTGTCGCTTGGACAGCGGCCTTTGTCGTTGACTGCATTGCGTCTGGATCAAGGCCCATAGAAGCGCGAGAAACGCCTGTTTTTTGCTCTACAAGCTGATCCATATAGGTCAACGCGCTAAGTGTTTGCCCAGCAGTAAATGGGATGTCTAGTGGCTGCACAGAACCAGCTTGGCGCATACGGACAATTGCACCGATCTCATTGTTCATAACATCGTCAATATTAACCGCACCATCAACAATACCAATGCGAGGGTTATTGGTCATGGCAACGTTGTCCAAAATGCCGCGCAGGATAGATGTGCTTGCGTCTTGGTCATCCATAACAATCTCAGCCAAGCTGCGCCCATAGAATGTGTGCGGCTCTGGATCAACCTCAAACACAGCAAATGGAATTTCATCGCATGGCATAAAATCTAATAGCTTATACGTTGTGCCGCCGCAGATAAAACGGTGAAGCGCGGGAATGCCCGTGCCATCCACATCAATTCGCATGTACGCTTCAGTTATAGTCACCAAGCGCATTGATGGATCACCCTCTTGATCATCATATGAATCTTGTGAGTAACCGCGACGAACAAAATCTTCCTCGTTCGCCATTGACGACGCACCAAAGTTTGACCCAAGGCCGACGACTTCCTCAAAGTCAAAACCCATAGCAACCAAATCGCCGACACGCATTTCAGTACGCTGCGCAACAACGTAAGCGTCGTCGATGTTTTTCGCTTGTGCATCAACAAAGAAATCTTCTGGCGCAACGCTTTCGATCTTTAGGCGACCCTCTGGCATTCTGCGGCTAATCTTCAAAGAATGCTCTGGCATTTCCATTTCCATGCCAAAGTCATCCATGGACATGCTTGTTTCTACGCCATGCTCCAAGATGGTGACATCATCATCAGATGCAATCAGGGTGTATTCTTCGTCTGTTAGGTGATCAAACGTGAAGATTTCAGAGCGTTCGCTTTCTTCCCAATATGCCTTAACAATGCCGTTTTTCTTGATAAGCGCATCATGAAATGCGTCATTCAAAACACGGTAACCGTTATTCTTATTGAAGATGTAGTGCATATAGTTGGTGGCTTGCTCAGCCATTGCCACATCTTCTGGGCCTTTTGGAGTGTATTCTACAGGCTTGCTAGTAGACATAAACACACGCATCAAGCTTGGCTTAACCGCACGAATGGTGTCGCGCACTTTGGTTGCCACAACCTTGCTGCGACCTTCCTCGTGGCCAATATCGACCTCGCCATCGAAATACCGCTGCGCTTTGACGCGCTGCTGCGAAACCTCGCTCTCGGCAAAGTCTACAGCCTGAGCAATCGCATCGCGGACAATGCCCTCAATTTCGCTTTTTGTCTTTTCTTTTGGCTGCATGTTATTGCTCCTGCGGGTTCTCTGCGGTCAACCCATATCCGCGCGTGGTTAATGGTGGTTTGAACTTTGTAGGCTCTACACCTGTAGCTAAAAATCTTTTTAACTCTTTCATCTGACTTTTGATGATAGCGTCTGATATCGGCTTGGAAATTATCGCCCCAGCAGTTACCGCAAGGACGGATGGGTTACCCGCTGCGGCCAAGCTTGCTGTGCCAAACCCGCTTATGACATTCATCATATTTAGCCCACCAAATGGGGATAATTTTCCAAATTGACGCAATATTTTGTCGTCAATATTTCCCTCAAGGATACGGTCCATAGCGGCAATTTCAGCGTCAGACCCAAAGTAAGATTTGCTGCGCTTTTGAGTGCTTATTTTCTTAATCGCCATCTGGTAGCGTTGAGTTACACTTGCGCCAGCCTTAACCTCCCTGTCAGCTTGTTTAAGAGCGTCTTCAAGAATTTCAAGTTTTTTCGTGCGGATATGGGCAAGTCTTGCGGCGTTTAAAAGTGTTGATCCAGACGCCTTAGTTTCTATAAGGTCATCAATGTCATCAAGCATTTGCCTTATCCTAGGATCAAACGCTTTAGCGCCACTATCACCTTCTGCATAAATTGAGCGAATACGTTGCCGCATGTTGTCTAGGTTCATGAGCGTTGTTGGCGCATCAGTGTACTCATCCATTACATCAAGCGCTCGTTTTATGTGGCCTTCTCCACGCAATTTTCCCTGCGGAGTAATATCTAGCTTTGCCCCAGAAACACCTTGATATAGCTTTTGTCTAGTATTTTCAGCCAACCCAATCATATCATCTGCGGAGAAAACGTCCCCCGCTTTATCTGCTTCACGATATGCTGTGTTTTTAAAGGCCATCTGTGTTTCTTCGGAAGGCTTTGCAATTGCGCGAGATAACGTTGCGTCAACTGCTTTATTACCAGTTTTGACCTCATTATATATTTGGTTCGGTTTTACCCAAGCGTCATATGGTTTAGCTGCAAGGTTAAATGATCTTGCTGCAACAGTGGGGGCCGCAATTGCGCCAGCAATTCTTGCGATTGGCTCAAGCGCAGTCCCTTCTGTTGCCTGACCAGCGGCTTCACTACCAAGACCAGACACGGCGGCAGCGGCTTGCGCTTCTTTTGTTAGGCCAGTCTTAGCAATGCCCTCACCAAGTTTTTTTGCGCCAGCCTTAGCCAAGCCTTTTCCTGCCGCGCCAACCACGCCAGCGCCACCCATAAACTCGCCAATAGTTCCAGCATATTCTGCGGCGGTGCTTTCACCTTGACGGTAAAGACCTTGCGGGTCGGCACCAACTGCCCCAGCAATACCTCTATATGCAGCGTCAAGGCCGCGACCAGTTGCAGT